AATCCCGATTTACTCAAATTAGGTGGAGATAGAAAAGAGTTAACTTTCATGTTTATGGACATATGTGGATTCACCCCCATAAGCGAACACTACATGAAACAAGACGACCCCGAGGGATTAGTGGAACTCATTAACAAATTCCTTGACATGCAAACAAAGATAATCCTAAATAACAATGGAACCATTGATAAGTATATGGGTGATTGTATTATGAGTTTTTGGAATGCACCTTTAGATTGTCCCGACCATGCCGAGATGGCAGTCAAGTCTGCAGAAGAAATACTAATTGCTACCAAGGAACTCAATGAAGAACTCAAACCACTCGGTCTTCCCCCTATCAATGTTGGTATTGGTATTAACACTGGGGAGTGTATCGTTGGAAACATGGGGTCAGAACTTAGATTTGACTATTCCGTCATTGGAGATGCCGTCAACCTTGGTGCTAGACTCGAAGGACAAACGAGAAATTATGATGGGGTGGACGTGTTGTTGGGACAAGAAACATATCTACAATGTCCGTCTAGAGCATTCACTGAAGTCGATAGGATTACAGTCAAAGGAAAATCTGAACCAGTCACAGTTTACACTATCTGAACTACCTAATACGTTTGATTGGACTGCATTCTATACTCTTCAACTACTAGATATCTACACAACATATCGTGGACTTAAATATGATTGTGTCGAAGAACTAAATCCACTCGTAGGAGAGTCTCCTTCAGTCCCTAAAATGTTCGCAGTTAAGACTGCAATTCTATTACCTGCTATCGAGATGGATAGAAGAACCCACGAATTAACTTCAGATACATTCGACTATATGAACATTCTTATGGGTGTAGTGATTGTAAATAACATTCAACAAGTAAGTGATGCAAAAAAATATTGCAATAAAAGATAAAACCCCCTTGAAATTTTAGAAAAAGTCCTTATAATAGTAGTATGGTGTTATAAATACCATTGTGATGCCCATTAGGGGTCACATAACAATAACTTGCTTAATAAAGGAGAAAACTATGACTATCTATGACGATGTCTTCGGGAAATCATTCCCATTCGCAATCGGGTTCGACAGAACTCTACAACTATTAGAACGTGCTGATACACATTCTAGTTCAAACTATCCACCTTACAACATTGTAAAAATCGATGAGGAAAATTTCCAAATTGAAATGGCAGTGGCTGGGTTCGATAAGAAAGAGGTTTCTATCTCTAAAGAGAAAGAGAAACTAATTATCGAGGGAGAACAGGATACGGAATCAAAAGAGTATGTCCACCAAGGACTTGCTTCTCGTTCATTCAAAAGGTCATTCACACTTGCAGACGATATAATCGTTAAGGGTGCAAATATGAAGAATGGTATTTTGATTGTAAGTTTAGAGAGAATTGTGCCTGAGGAAGACAAACCTCAAGAAATCAAAATTTCTTAAAAACCCCCTTACAGATACACCTGTTATGAGTTATAATGGGTGTATCTTTTTATATTATGGAGAAAAAATATGTTAAACGTAGGAGATAAGATTCCACAAGTTATTCTACCCGTTAGAGTAGGAGACACTTTTGAACACTTAGATACATGGGAACAATTTGAAGGTAAGAGGGTAATTATATTTGCACTGCCTGGTGCATTTACACCAACTTGTTCAGAACAACAATTGCCAGGCTTTGACGAGAAGTTTGAAACATTCCATGACGAAAAAGGAATAGATTCAATTTACTGTTTATCAGTGAATGATTCCTTTGTTATGAATGCATGGTTTGAGTCACAAGGAACTGTTGACGTATTCCCACTTCCCGATGGAAACGGAGAGTTTACAGAAGGTATGGGTGCAAGTGTGCAGAAAGCAAATCTAGGATTTGGTATTAGGTCTTGGAGATATGCAATTGTTGTAAATGACAATGTCATTGAACATGTATTTGCAGAAGAAGGATTCGGTGACAATATCGATTCAGACCCTTATGAAGTATCTACACCCGAAAATGTCCTTGCAAACATCTAAACTTTATCAAGTCTTAAAAGATAATGCAAACGAAAAGAGATTGCCTATTATTGATGGTAGTCTCTTTGATGCATTAACTGAAGAACATGGGAGAGAATACTTCCGTGAGGTTCTTGCAGAATACATAGAAACTGAAAGACCCGAGTTTCCTCTAAAACAAATCTCTCATGAAGATATGAGAAACACCTTTATTAAACTTTTAGAATATCCTGTTTGGAAGTTTATATACCCACACGAAAATTTAGAACAGGAAGTCGTAGAGAAATATGACGACTACAAATACCCTTATTCAGAATGGGGACATGGAATGGTCAATGCACCTTCCACATTTAATGATGCAAGTGATTACTTTATGCAAGATTTAAGATTGTCTTGTGATTCGTATGGACATAGAGCTCCATTGAATGCATTTAGAGAATCGACTGCAAAAGAATTGAAATCACCCCTCGGTGCAATATGGAGAGGTGTTAATGATATCACAAAAGAAGTATCAAAAGACGTAGACGGAAACGAGGTTATAAAACTTGTTGGTGGTTCATTGAGAGAAGACACTTACAGAATGGCATTCAGACTTGGTGCCTATATTGCAACACAATTTAAACCAGTGGTTGCAAAGTGTTTCTATGAAATGACTGATGCAAGAACTGTATTGGATACAAGTTGTGGTTGGGGAGATAGACTATGTGGATTCTTTGCAAGTAAAGGAACTACAGTGTATATTGGTTGTGACCCAAACCCAAACACATTTGAAAGATATAAGAAACAATGTATAGAATATGAAACAATTCTTACAGGTCATGCACCAAAGATTACAGAAACCAAAGACAAGTTTATGTCAGTTGGTGAAAAGAGAGTTGTAATCTATAGAAGTGGTGCAGAGGATATTCCTTATGAAAAATTCCCACCAATAGATTGTGCATTTACTTCACCACCATATTTCTCAACAGAGACATACAACAAAGGTGGAGAACACGAAGAAGACCAATCATGGAGTAAGTTCTCAGAATATGAATCATGGAGAGACGACTTCTTTATTCCAGTTTCTAAAAAATCATTTGAAGTGTTATCAGATAACGGACACTTATTGATTAACATTATGAATCCAAAAATAAAAGGTAAAATGTTTCCCTCATGTGACGAAGTAGTAGACGAATTAAGAGAACACTTCAAAGGTCAGATAGGAATGAGAATCATGCAAAGGCCTCAATCTTCTACTGCATTCTTAGAGAAGTGGTCAGACGTGAAAGGTGATAGTGACGACAACCAAGTATCAGATAAAGAAGGAATTGATAGAACTGCAATGCAAGACTTTATGAAAAAACTATACATGGAAAATGTATGGTGGTTTGCAAAAGAAGATAAAGATTTATTCCTACCTAACAAACACAATTCATTGGAGAGTTTCTTTGGGTAATACACCATTATTTGACGAAGGTGTTTATTGTGTTGTTGACAATAATAAATTAAACATGTCAGGCATTCAACTTACTAAAGGAATATGGGAAGGACTCATATACACATATGGTAAAGTAGAGTTTGTAGAAGGTAAGAAACACTTAAACTTTCAAAGGAATCTTATCAAAGTTCCCGACAATCATGACTTTGAAGAACTCCTAAATAATACCGAACTTAATAACCTTATGGGTGACATATTGGTTGAATTAATAGAAGAACAAGCGAGGAAAGAGAATGAACAAAGAGATACTAAAGGAACAGATTAAGAGACATGAGGGAGAAGTCCTCGAAGTTTACGCAGATTCACTAGGATACTTAACACTAGGTGTCGGACATCTTATCAAAGAAGGTGACGCAGAATATGGACAACCTGCTGGGACTCCAGTGAGTCAAGAAGTAGTAGATGCATACTATGAATCAGACTTTGATAAACACGTTGAAGAAACCATTCATGTATTTGAATCAAAAGGTGGAGAAGATTTCTATGCACTACCCGAAGACATTCAACACGTTTTAGTTAACATGACATTCAACTTAGGTGGAACAAGATTCAGTAAGTTCAATAACATGTGGAAAGGTGTTGTTGCTTGTGACTGGGAAAAGGTTGCAGTCGAAATGGAAGATTCTAAATGGTTCGGACAGGTCGGAAGACGAAGTGTTGAATTACAGGAGATGGTAAGAAGTGTCTAAAGTAAAATGTATAAGACT